CCTCCACCTGTGACAGGCAACCAACCTAGCATTCTAGGCATTCTTCCTGCCACAGGCACAACAGCAGGCGGTTTCTCTGTGACCATACAGGGATTATATTTTACTGGAGCAACAGCAGTAACGTTTGGTGGTGTTAATATATCAAGCTTCACGGTAGTGAATTCAAACACTATAACATTGATAGCACCTGCCCATAGCGCTGGATACATAAATGTAACTGTATCTAATAGCTTTGGTACAGGATCTGGCGTTAACTTATTTCAATATACATAATTTATAAAGAGAATATCAAATGGCTGATCAACCAATAACCCAATTACCCGTCGCAACCACCCTCACAGGCAATGAGGTTACGGCAGTTGTTCAAGATGGCGTAACTAAACAAGCACTTATATCATTAGTTGCCAACGCGGTATCACCTGGTAAATTAATCACCAGTGTGTCATTTGTTGGAAGCAATCTTGTGTTTTACTACACAGACGGCACATCATCATCCGTGGGCCCGATCCCAGGATTTGTATCAGCAACAGTCAACGGTAGCGGCGATTTAATTCTCACTAATTCAACAGGCGGCACTGTTAACGCAGGCAACGTCATTGGTCCTCAGGGACCACAAGGTGATCTCGGACCTACAGGCCCAGCGGGAGCTACAGGCGCCACGGGCGCTACAGGAACTGCTGCAACAGTAGCGGTCGGATCAACATCAACGATCGCTCCAGGTTCGCCTGCAGTAGTGACTAACGTTGGTTCATCATCCGCCGCAGTGTTTAATTTCTCAATACCAAGAGGCACTGCAGGAGCCGCGGCAACAATTTCAGCGGGTACCACAACAACATCAAACCCTGGCACTAACGCAAACGTAATTAACTCAGGCACATCAAGTTCAGCCATCTTTGATTTTACAATTCCTCGTGGCGCTGGTATTAATGTAGGGGGCTCCGCGGGTCAAATTTTAACTAAATTAACAGGCGCGGACTTTGATACAGGCTGGGTAACTGTTTCAGGTACAGGTACTGTGACAAGCATCAATGCTTCCGGTGGCACAACAGGACTTAGCTTTAGTGGTGGTCCAGTCACTACAAACGGCACACTTGTTTTAGGTGGCACATTAATTGTAGCAAACGGTGGTACAGGAGCATCAACACTCACAGGCTACGTGTACGGCAATGGTACGAGCGCCATGACAGCATCAACCACAATACCAACCATAGCACTAAGTGGCACGGTAACAAATGCACAGTTAGCATATAGCGCATTGACAATTAATGGTAACTCTGTTTCTTTAGGTGGATCAACCACAGTAACAGCAACAGCCACTAACGCACTAACCATTGGCACAGGCCTATCAGGCACTAGCTATAATGGATCGGCGGCTGTCACTATTGACATTGATTCAACAGTAGTCACTTTAACAGGCAGTCAGATTTTAACAAATAAAACAATCAGCGGACTTACAAGTACATTGTCTAATATTGGTAACAGTTCACTTACAAATAGTGCTGTAACAATCAATGGTAACTCAGTAAGTTTAGGTAGCTCAACCACAGTAACGGCAAGTACTAATAATGCATTAACTATTGGCACAGGCTTATCTGGTACATCATTTAATGGATCAGCTGCGGTTACTGTAGCTATTGATTCAACAGTTGCAACGTTATCAGGTTCACAAACGCTAACCAACAAATCAATTAGTGGATCAACAAACACATTAACAAATATTCCTAATGGAGCATTAACTAACTCATCCATTACCTTTGGAGCAACAGCAGTTAGTCTAGGTGGTACAGTTTCAGCTTTAAATGCAGTATCTATAGGTGCTACAACAAGAGCTTCAGGTGACTTTACAACACTATCAGGAAATACATTAACAAGCACAACGCCTGTATTAAATTTTAATGCTTCAAATACAATTGCTTCATTCGGAACAACAACAGCAAACTCTTTCAATCAATTGATTATTCAAAATCAATCAGGAACTGCTGGAGCTTCTACCAATTATATAATATCAAACAACTTAGGTACAGATACTACATACTATGGTGAGTTTGGAATGAACTCATCTGGATACACCGCATCGGGCACTTTTGCTGACTTCTTCTCTATCAATAATGGTATTTATTTCTCAGGTCATGATGCTGATATAACACTAGGTTCAGGCAATGGATTTAAAACATACTTTGCTTGGGGATCAACAGGTCAATCAGCTCATGTCATTAATGCATCAGGCGCTATTGGATTAAATACTAACTTAGGCGTTTCACCCGCAACCACAGGTACTACTAACTTTGGTACAGCGGGTCAATTTATACAATCTGCTGGATCTGCTGCAACACCTACTTGGTCTAGTGCGTTAAATGGTGTTTCAGTTGGAGCTACAACAAGATCAACAGGAGCATTTACAACATTAGGCGCTAACGGTGCTGTAACAATTCAAACAACTACAAATAACCAATCCTATACCACTACAGGTGCAGGCGTCATATCATTGTCTTCCGGCACTACGGGATCAATAGATAATATGAGCGTGGGCTCTACAACAAGAGCATCCGGCGCATTTACAACATTAGGTGCTAATAGTACAGTTAATATTGATACAACTACAAATAACCAATCCTATACCACTACAGGAGCAGGCACTATAACCTTGTCCTCTGGCACTACGGGATCAATAGATAATATGAACGTAGGTGCTACAACTGCAGGTACAGGATCATTCACTAGTTTAACATCAACATCAAGAGGAACTGCTGGTGTTTTAGCGGCAAATACTGGTTTAACAGCTAATACGACAGTTACTAATACTGCTACGTTTACTACAGCAGGTTTAACTTTAGCATCTCAAACAGCAACTACAGGATCAGTATGGAGAGTAAGAGCTTATGGTCAATTTGTTGCTCAATCTTCAGCTACAGCTAGAACAGCTCAAATAGCATGTTTCTGGGGAGCAACTCAGTTAGTAGCAATCACTCCTTCTGTATTAGTATCAGTAACAGCAACATCACAATGGCAAGTAGAATTTGAGTTAGCAGCAACATCTACAACTGCTATTTGGACTACAGGCACTTTAATAAGCAAAGTTGCAGCAAATACACAAGTAGCAATAGATAATGCAACGCCCGCATCAACAACAGTGTCGCCAGGTGCACAAACACTAGATTTACAAGTAAGAGTATCAACAGCAGTAGCTGCAGAATCTTGGGTTATACAACAAATAACAATGGAACGACTTAAATAATTAGTAATACAATTTAACAAAAAGGATATATTATGGCAGCATCAGGATACACCCCGATAACATTATATAACACTGGTACACTAGGTACTGCGCCAATTGCGGGTAACTTAGTCAATGGTGAGCTGGCAATTAACTACACTGACGGTAATCTTTATTACAAAGATAATACTGGTGCTGTTCAAGTAATAGCTAATCACAATGCTGCGATTGGTATTTTTAATACTACGGGCACTATTCAAATTCCTGCAGGTACAACAGGACAACGATCAACGGGTGGTGTGACAACTTTAGGCACAATCACTGGTGGTACAGGCTACGTTAATGGAACGTACACGGGCGTGCAAATGTCATATGTGTCAGGATCAACGGCCACGACATACCCAATCGCCACGATTGTAGTAACAAGCGGTGCTGTGTTCTCAGTGACTATTACATCAGCAGGCACCGGCTTTACTTCTATTGGTACTGTGCTTACCGCATCAGCGGCGTTGATCGGTGGTACAGGATCAGGCTTCAGCGTTCCTGTAGCAACCATCACTCCCGCACGTATTAGGTTCAATACATCAACCAACCTATTTGAGGGATTTAATGGTATCATATGGGCTCCTATTGGTGGCTCAGTAGCAGGCGGTGCGATCTATGAGAACACAAGAACAATAGCATCCAACTACACAATCACTGCGGGTAATGGTGCCGAGTCAGTGGGACCAATCACAGTATCATCAGGATACACTGTGATAGTTCCTGCAACATCACGCTGGGTTATATTGTAAAATGAAACCAAAAGAAATAATATTTACAAAAGAATATTTAAAAAAAATATTTACATATGACGGAAAGCAATTATTTAAAAATAATAAAATTGCTGGGGGGATCCATAAATCTGGATATCGACAAATAAAATTGCAAAATATTAGTTATCCAGCACATAGATTAATTTGGGTATATCATTATGGAAACATAGATGTTAATTTACAAATAGATCATATAGATGGTAATAAAGATAATAACTCAATAAAAAATCTTCGATTAGTTACCGCACAACAAAATTGCCACAATAGAAGTAAACTAAATGCTAAAGGATATACTTGGAATAAAAAAGATAAAAAATGGCATGCAAGCATTTATATTCAAGGAAAACTTAAATTTTTAGGACAATTCATTAATGAAATTGATGCTAGAAACTCATATTTAAAAGCTTGTAATCAATACCATATATTATAGGAGACATAAATGGCAACAACAATTAATGCATCAACCGTATCAGGGCTTATCCAAACAGCGGATACAAGTGGAATTTTAGAATTACAATCTAATGGTTCAACTGTTGTATCTGTTACTAGTACAGGGGCTTCAATATTGGGCAGTACAGTAAGTTCATTATTAAATACTCAGTATTTTACTACAGCAGGTACTTCTACTTACACACCTACTACAGGCACTAAGTATATTATTGTAGAAGTTGTTGGTGCAGGAGCTGGTGGTACAAATGGTAATGGTACAGGAGCAGGACCAAGTGGTGGTGGTGGTGCTTATGCTCGTAAAAAAATTACATCATCATTTAGTGGCGTTACTGTTACTGTAGGAGCTAAAACTTCTGCTAATACAGCAACACAAGCAGGTTCTAGTTCTTTTGGTTCTATTGTTACTTGTGGTGGTGGTTATGGTACAACTGGTGTAGGTGCTCCCAATTTAAACTCAGGTGTAGCTACAGGCGGAGATATTAATATTAGAGGCGCTCTTGGTAATGGAGGTGGTTCATCAGGTTCTCCAGGTGTTCCTGGTGGATGGAGTGCTATAGGCGGTTGCGCTGGTCAAAATCAATCAGGCGTATATGGTGGTGGTGGTGGTAACAACGGTGTTGGTACATGTACTGCTACTGGTGGCGATGGTATAGTTATTATTTACGAATATAGTTAAAGGAAAAATAAAAAATGAGTTCATTAGTTATAGCAGGCGATACCTCTGGTAGCGTCACACTTCAGGCCCCTGCAATAGCGGGATCAACAACTATTACATTGCCAACGACAACCGGTAATGCGGTTGTAGATACGGCAACACAAACACTTACCAATAAAACACTTACTAGTCCAACTATTACTGGAGCTGTAGTTAGCTCTATGGCTTCTAGCGTAATTACAACAGGTACAGCTAAACCTACAACATCAGGAACGTCAGTTGATTTTACTGGTATTCCATCATGGGCAAAAAGAATTGTTATTATGTATACAGGCGTATCATTATCTGGCACTGATACTCTTATTTTGCAATTAGGTACTGGTGGAGTTCCAGAAACTACTGGATATGTTGGTGGTGGCATGAATATGCAGTCTAATAACTCTTATGGTTCAAGCCTATGTGCAGCCAATGGGTTTTCTTTTGAATATAATGCATTTGTAGCTAATGCTGCCTATGCAAGATCAGGAAAAATGATTATTGATTACTATGGGTCAAATACTTGGTATGAAAATCATAACAATGTTTTATGGACCACCTCAGGACAAACAGTACCTTGGAATACAATGACTGGAACTGCATATAAAGCCCTAAGTGGTACTTTAGATATGATAAGACTTACAACCCAACTTGGCGCAAATACATTTGATGCTGGTTCAATTAATATTAGTTACGAATAAGGATATATTATGGAATTTAAATATTTTAGAAATACTAAAGGAAAAGTTTATGCATATGATATATCTGATCCTACTCAAATACCTTATATGCAAAAAGCAATTGATGAAACATGGATTGATGTAACAGATTCATGGCCACCAAAAGAAGTTATATTTGAAAATAATGGGAGTGTAGCATGAGCATTATATTAGACGGAACAAACGGAGAAACATTTCCATCGTGGATAACTGCGGGAAGACCATCCCCTGCGGCAACAGGACAAGTAGGGTACAACACAACTCTTAATACTTTAGAAACATACAACGGTACCACTTGGGTGGCTGGCGGATTACCAGCTCCAGCAACATCAGGCAATGTTTTAACTTCTGATGGAACAAATTGGGTATCTTCTGCAGGAGCAGTTGGTGTGAATCAAGTGTATTCAATACCAACAAGAGTATCAGGAACTACTTATACAAATAGTGGAACAAAGCCTATTTTTGTATCTATTGTGTTTTCTTATAATACTACTAGTTCTGGCTCTCCTACTGCTACTATTGCAGTTGGGGGTGTAACTATTTTAAACTCTACTTTTAGTATTGCTACTAGTGGTGGTAGTCTTCCTTTTGCATTTTCATTTATAGTACCGGTAGGCGCTTCATATATTTGTACGGTTACAGGAAACACTATTATAAATAGATGGGCGGAATTAAGCTAATTCTTGCATTAGTAAAGATTGTAAAGAGCAACATTTTTTAGGATAAGACATGATTGACAAATTTCACGACATGCAAGAGCACACCAAACATTTAATTGATTGGGCGTCAATTGCAACAGTACTAGGCACACTTATGCAAGTGCTACCAGCCCTCGCCGCATTATTTTCACTTGTATGGTCTATTATCCGTATATATGAAACAAAGACAGTTCAAAATTGGATTCATTCAAAAAGGAAAACTAAATGAAAGCAATACTATTAAAAGTTTGGAATGGTGTAAAAGCTCCAGTACTTTGGGCTTTAAACATTGCTAAAAAAGTATTAAAAATTGTTCTTGAAGAAACTATTCTATTACTTCAAGCTATTAATTCATTCCTAAACTAAAATGGGATTAATTGATTCAGTACTAGATATTGGCTCAAAGATTCTTGACAGAGTTGTACCAGATACGAATGCCAGAGCACAGGCTAAAGAAGAATTAGCAAAGGCTATTAATGACGAAGACTTTCAAATTGCTATTGAACAAATTAAGATTAATGCTATTGAAGCTCAATCCGACAGTTTTTTCAAATCGGGTTGGAGACCTAGCGTTGGCTGGATTTGTAGCATTGCCTTTGGACTTCACTTTGTCATCCTTCCTCTATTCAACTACATTCTCATGTTCTGCGGAAAACAACCAGTTCTTGTGCCATTTCAAATGGATACTCTTTTAACTGTATTACTAGGCCTTCTTGGTATGGGCACACTAAGAACAGTTGAAAAAATAAAGATTAAATGACCCAAGTCACAACGCACTTCACATTAGAAGAGCTCTACGCATCAGAAATAGCCGATAGAAACAATATCGACAACTCTCCAAAAAGTAACGAAGTACTTGACAACCTCAAGTATTTAGCCGATAATTTGGAGTATGTTAGAACTCTTCTTAGTCATCCTATTCATGTTAACAGCGCTTATCGGTGTGATGCTGTTAACAGCATTCTGGGCAGTAAGTCAACCTCTGCCCACACAAAAGGCCTTGCGGCGGATATTATTTGTCCAGCTTTCGGCTCTCCTCGCAATATTGTTAGCAAAATCATTGCAAGCAATATTCAGTACGACCAAGTCATCCTCGAGTTCGATCGATGGTGTCACATTGGCTTTGCCCCCAAAGGACAAAAGCCAAGACTACAAAAACTCACTATAGACAAAAACGGAACACGTCTATTCTCTTAGGAGGTACTCTTATGAAATACTCATTCAAACCTTGGATCATCATCCAATCTTAGGCTTCTCAAGCCAAATCTAATTACTAGACTTAAAACTTAAATTGCGGTATTATGACGCAAGGAAAGGACTTACTATGCAAAAACTAATGCTATGTTTCGCCATATTCGCTCTACTGTTCTCATCTGTATGTAACACCGAACAAGAGTTTACATTTGATAACTTTAAGCCACACCACCTCGTGTTCATTAAACGCTTGGAGGGCTTTAGAAATACTGCCTATCGCGACGCTAAAGGGCTCTATACCATTGGTATAGGTCACCTTATTAAACCATCTGAGAAGCACCTTAAAACAGCCGTCTTGTCTGATAAGGAGATTGTTGCTTTATTTAATAAAGATATTGAGGTCTGCCAAACAGCTATTGCGGAGTCTGTAAACGCCCGATTAACACAATTCCAATATGACGCGCTTTACAGTCTGTGCTTTAACATAGGCTCAGATAATTTTAAACGATCCACCGTGGTCAAAAGGCTCAATAAGAATGACTACATAGGCGCCGCAAACGCCATGCTTTTATGGAACAAACCCGCCAATTTAGAGGTAAGACGTAGGGTCGAAAGAGAATTATTCTTAACAGGGCGAAAAGTATAATATTTATGCATTAGTAGGAATAAGGACTGATCATCCTATTCTATTCAAATTTAACCTCGAGGTAATATCACAATGGACGGATTTAAAAAACTACCAAAAATGAAGTGTGGCGGCAGTGTGTCTGCGGCAGTTAAAAAATGTGGCGGCGGCATGACTAAAGGCAAATACAAAGAAGGCGGCAATGTTGATCTTAAACAAGATAAAGCGCTCATTAAAAAAGCATTCACGCAACATGACAAAGCAGAGCACGACAAGTCACCTACAGAAATCAAATTAAAAAAAGGTGGTCGCTCTAAAAAGGAAGTTGGGTCTGTTAAAAAATTCAAGGTAGGTGGCGCTATTGAGATGAAAAAATCATCAGGCGACATCGACACAATTAAAAAGATCAAAGCAACGGGCGCTAAAAAAGCCGACGCTCCAAGCAAAGCAGCAATCGCTCCAAAGAACACACCTAAAAAATTTGCAATTGGTGGATTAACTTCCCCTGTTGCTAATGCTGGTAATATGGCACCTCCTCCTGCTGGACTTGGTGGTAACATGACGCCAATGAATCCAAATTTAAATCCTGCAAATAATAGTTTTGGTAATCAAGGCGGTTTTGGTATGGCCGACGGTGGTGCAGTTGATCCGCAACAAGCTATTGCAGTGGCACAAAAATTAAAAGAGAGACTACCTCCTGAAGTAATTCAAAAATTACATCAACAAATGCAAATGGGCTTGCAAAAAGCAGGTATGGGTCAAGGGGCAATGACAGATAGAGATAGATTAGTATCTATGGGTCAGGGTCAAGGTATAGCACCACAACAAGCTGGTAACCCTAATGCAATGAACACAACGTTTAATGCAAATCAACCTCCTGCGTATCCAAGCGCTTCAAATGATGTAATGAATAATCAATACTCAAGAAGTGGCTTAAATAATAAAGCAGTAGATTCTTTATTAGGATCAATGAAAAATCGCGGTGACTTTTCCCACACAGGAGATTAAGAATGCCTAGCGTATCTAATAAGCAGCATAATTTAATGGAAGGTGTCGCGCATTCTGAAAAGTTTGCTAAAAAAGTAGGCATCCCTCAAAAAGTTGGTAAGGAGTTTGCCAAGGCCGATAAAGGAAGATCCTTTGCTAATAAGCCTATGCGTAAAGCTGCCGGTCGCGGGAGATAACGTTGGCTTATTCAGGAACTACTAATCAAACCAAAATTAATGTAGATCAGCTTATTTCTTATGCTTACCGTGACGCGGGAAAAGCAGCAGAAGAAATAACTCCTGAATATGTTAATGCAGGTAAGCAAGCCTTATTTTATGTTCTTCAAAATCTCTCCAACCGTGGAGTGAATTTATGGCTTCTTGAAAATAAACTTTTAGGTGCGCAAACCGCTCAACAATTTGTATCAATGCCAAACGGCACTATTGATGTTAGGGAAGCCAATTGGGTTTATTTAATTAATCCTAGTTTCTCAGCATCACTTCCTACTGATAATTCAGATTCTCAAATTGTAACAGACCAAGCGCTTGATTTAGCAGACTTTGGTACATCTACAATTTCAGAAAACTATTTTGGCGCTTCATACGCAGATCAAACAAGAGTGTTTTATGCAGGCTTTAATGCTTATGCTCCATCAGGTTCTGTTACATACAACTTTGTATTAGAAGCAAGTAATGATGGCACAAACTGGGATGTGATTGAAACATTACCTACTTTAACACTAGCTGATAAAGAGTGGTACTATGTTTCTATCAATAAGACACAAGCATATTACTACTGGAGATTTAGAGAGACTGTTGCAACAACATTCTCAGTAAGATACGTTGGTTTTTATCAGAGTCAACAAGTTATTCCATTAGCTCGTTTAAATCGTGATGATTACTGGAGCTTACCAAATAAACAATTCCCAAGTGGCAGATCATTACAGTACTGGTTTGATCGTACGATTGATCCTTCTATGTACTTATGGCCCGTGCCTAATAACAATTTCCAAATGTTCCAACTCATCATTGAAAAAGAAATGCCCGATGTTGGTTCATTAACAAATGAGCTCTACTTACCTAATCGTTGGATATCTTATATTCAATCAGCACTATCACATAAACTTGCAATGCAATTACCTAATATTGATTTAAACAGAGTTACGTACTTACAATCTATGGCACTTGATTTACGAACACAAGCAGAAGAAGAAGACAGAGACAATTCTCCTATCTATTTCCAACCTAACTATTCGTACTACACTAGATAATGACAGGCGCATACCAACAAACTTACGATAACCTAGTCCAAGATGTTATTAATTATATGGAAAGAGATGACGATGGTTTTGTCGCTCAAATCCCTTCATTAATTGGATTAGCAGAGTCTGCGATCGCTGCAGAACTAAAAACATACTTACAATTAACTGTTGTAGAAACAACACTAGCTCAGAATCAGGTTGTACTTCAAAAACCTGCTAGGTGGCGTAAGACAGTATCTATTAAGACAAATGGCAAGCCTATGCTTATTAGATCACAAGACTACATTGCGCAGTACCAATCTGAGTCTACAGCAAGTACACCACTTTACTATGGTGAGTATGACTACAACAATTGGGCAATTGCCCCAGCACCTGACGCGGCCTACCCTGTAGAAATTACTTACTACAGTTTGATTCAACCGTTAGATACTACGAATCAACAAAACCTATTCACACGTGAGTGCCCACAAGCCATGCTATTTGGTACTTTACTTCAAGCACAAGGCTACTTAAAAGCGCTTGATAAATTACCTGTGTGGAAACAATACTACACTGATTCATTATCTGCACTCAAAAAAGAAGACGATTCACGTCGTATGGATCGCAACACAACCATTCAGGAACCTTAATCTATGCCTACATTTACCTCACCATTTACTGGAACCGTTGTTGAACCAACGGACGTTTCGTACTACGCCTTAGATTTCTCTACTAATCAAATGCTCTATTGGCCTGCTGTTGTTAACCCAACGCAAGTACCTGCGGCCCGTATTATGGATTGCACTCCATCAACCGCAGGTCTTTCTATTGCTCTACCTGAGGCTAATCAAGGCTCCGTAGGTACTGACGTACTTATTAGAAACTTAGGTGCTGCTTCATTCACGGTTACTAACTTCTCAGGTGGCGCAGGTGTAACTGTTACTGCGGGTACTTCAATTTATTTTTACCTATCTAATAATACATCATCCGCTGGTATTTGGGAAAATGTAACGTTTGGTGCTGGCACATCATCCGCTGACGCTGCGTCACTCATGAGCTACGGTCTTACAACGATCGCTGGCAAACTAGCAGTCACGGGTAACATTGTTCAGGTTTCATCAGCTCCTTCTATCACAGACACAAGCCGAGCAGCAACATTTGTGTGGACTGGCGGTTCGGGTACTTACACACTTCCTGCAGGATCTTCTTTATCATCAGGTTGGTTTATTAGCTTTAGAAATGCGGGTACGGGTACGCTTACTATTCAAACAACAAGCCCTGCATTACTTAATGGTGTTTCAAGTATAACAACAAACCCAGGCGACTCAGGTATTATATTATTTGATTCTGGGGCAAACAGATTCTTTACCGTGGGTTGGACAGCACCAAATAATGTAACGTTCTCTTCTGCTACATATGACATGGACTCCATTTCAGGTAGTTCATTAAGTCTAGTATCTAACGCTCCAATTATTCAAACGTACGTAGCATTATCAGGAACAAGAACAACTAACTTAACAGTTACTCTTCCTAATATTACACAATTATATGTTCTTATTAATCAGTCATCCTCATCAGCGTACAGTATTATTTTTGGTATCTCAGGATTCTCTGGAGCAGGAACAACAGTAACACTCGCCGCAAATAGCGTGGTAACTATTGTGGTTGATGCTGGTCAAATGTATTCAATTACACAATCAACCACATCAACATTCCAAGCGCTTCCTGGAACAGTATCACTCCCAGGTTTCTCATTTACAACTGATATTCACTCAGGTATGTACTTAGTAGGTACAAGTAAACTAGGACTATCTGCTAATAGTACAAACATGATGACACTAGACGGCACTAATACGTCAGCTCTTCAAATAACAACAGCGGCAGCATTTACAGCGACAGGTGGTATCACAGGCGGAACGTTCTAACATGGTGGGTGAAGTCCAACAAGCAAACCCGCAGTACAGTCAAATTTATACCCTAGGCGTTCAGCCAGGGATTAAACGTGATGGTACTATGTTTGAGGCTCGTGAGTACAGTGATGGTGTTTGGTGTAGATTCCAACGTGGTACCCCAAAGAAAATGGGAGGGTACAATCAAATATCATCAACATTCAACGGTATTATTCGTGGTATGACCATGAACGCCTACAATGGCGTTAATTATATTTTTGGCGGTAACTCAACGGGCGTTGATGTATTTACAACAGGTCAATCATTAGGTGTAGGTAGTGGACCTTACCCTGCTAAGTTTAATGTAGGTTACGCGCCATTTACACCAGCCAGTAATACTACTAACACATTTGCAATTTCAACACCGTCTACTAGTTTAGTCAGCACATTCACAGCAGGCACTAAGATTGTATTTACATTAACTGTAAACGTAACTGCACTGACCTTAGGTACAAGATACACAATCCTATCTTTAGGTACGACCACAAACGCACAATGGAATACTATAGCTGGAACATCAAGTGTTACGTACGCAGTAGGAAATACATTTACATCGGCGATCGGTACTACGTCAGGTCTTGGAACAGGCACCGTATCAACACAGCAATCTACTAATCCAACGATATACACCGTAGCATCATCCTCATTCACAACACCAACAACTACTGTTACGTTTACTCCGGTTGTACCAGCGGGTACAGTTATTAATACTGCATACTTAGATAATACTAATTTTACAGCAAACGCAAACTTACTTTGGCAGTTTGATTTTCAGTACGCTCCTCTTGGTGGTATTTTAAATTTAGTAGCTCACCCAGGACAAAACTTATCTAACATTGATAGTGGTGTAACTTCTCAAGTATTTATTGGATCTACTGTTCCTAATGCATATAACGAATGGACATTTACAGGACTAGCTGACACATCAGGAACGGCCCCTACCTATAGGCCTATTACTGTTGATGGTGGTGTTTGCGTGCTTCACCCGTTTGTGTTTGTGTATGGATCAAACGGATTTATTGCTAATAATAACGTTAGCTCTGTTTACGCAAATCAAAACTTAGCTGATTGGAATGGTGCGTTAGCTAATCAGGTTAACGTTGCCACAGGTAAAATTGTAAAAGGTATGCCCGTACGTGGTGGTACTTCTTCACCCTCAGGATTATTTTGGGCAACAGACAGTTTAATTCGTGTGTCTTTTGTCAACAATCCTCCTACATATTGGCAGTATGACATTATCTCAAGTCAAATCTCTATCATGTCATCTAACGCCGTTGTTGAAATGGACGGTCTATATTTCTGGATGGGAGTAGATAGATTCTATGTTTACAATGGTCAAGTTAACGTATTACCAAATGACAAAAACGTTAATTGGCTGTTTGATAATCTAAATTATTCACAACGCCAAAAAGTATGGGCAACTAAGGTTCCTAGGTATAATGAAATTTGGTTCTTCTACCCTCGTGGTGGCGCATCAGAGTGTACTGACGCAATTATATATAATGTAAAAGATAAGATTTGGTATGACGCAGGACAGGCCGAGGGTGCTCAAAGATCAAGTGGATACACAACCGAAGTATTCCCAACACCTGTGTGGGCTGATTGGAACTTAACCTCTTCTTACGGATTCTCAACTTCAACCATTACTACGGTTTCTATTACAGCATCATGCTCGGGAACAACGCTCACTACCACAGGATTCCCAACACTCATAATAGGTATGACCATTTTATCAAGTACCGGAACCTCTTTAGGAACCATTTCTAGTGGATCAGGTAATTCTTGGGTTGTAACTATCGGTGGCACTTACGCATCACAAACAATGTCAGCGTCCATATCGCCCGCCGCAACGACATCTCAATTTTATGTGGCTGGAGATCAAACAGCTAAGTTCTCCCCAGGGCAATACGTAACACTAAGTAATCTTGATCCTACGGCAACTAAGTACTTAATTAGTTCTAGCAGTTACGTACGTACTTACTCATCTATATCTCTTACTTCCGCTTCGTGCGCAGGCACTGCGTTAACTACCACAGGATCCCCTGCATTGCTAGTAGGTATGAATGTTGTGGCTGCTGACGGAACTTCTTTAGGTAGAATTGTTAGTGGTTCAGTTAATTCTTGGGTAGTTTCTGTTGGCGGAACTTTTGCATCTCAAACCATGTCTGCCTCAACAACACCATATATTACAAACACAGACACTAGCTTAATTGGGTACACTCTTGTGAATACATCAACAGTATTCCCTGCTATTTTAACTGCGGGCACCGTGGTTTATATCATCTCTGGTGGTTTCCCAATTTGGCAACACGAAATAGGATTAAATAAAGTATCTCTTACTCAAGAGGATGCAATCTACTCATCATTCACAACCTGCGACATTAGCTGGGTTGGGGGAACACCTTCTGAGGATACGGCCGTTGGTGTCAATAGACGTATGCACTTACGTAGGCTTGAGCCAGACTTTGTACAATCGGGCAATATTAATATGACTATCTATGGTCGTAAGTTTGCACGTGGGCCGATAGAGAACTCAGGGCCATTCACATTTAATGAGAACACAGAAAAAATAGATCTAAGGATTGAACATCGTGAGGTCAGACTACAATTTGAGTCTAATGAACTTAGTGGTAATTATGAAATGGGACGTTTACTTATTACCGCAGAGTACGGTGACGAGCGTCCGTAATGGCTAACTTAGCACAGTCAGTATTCCCATTCTTACCTGAGTACACAACATGGGAAAACTTTAATGGTAACCTTGTGATGTACTACGGACAAGAACCAATACCTTATTCTGATGAGGTTAATTGGATAAATACAGCTAGGGACATTTCTGAATTACCGTCTTTTGCAAGCTATATGGTCCCAAACCCTGAATTATACAATACTTGGCAGGATTGGGCTCATCAGTTTGTGTTAATTATTAACGGAAAACCTAACAAATAATGGGCGTAAATTAGACATAATTTGCATTAGTATACATAGAGTATACTAGGTAAACGCTAATGACGACTAATGTTACAGAACAACAGAAGCAGTATGATTTAACTACCGTAGAAGGTAGACATGAGATATCAAAAGAAATATTAAAAGGCCCACAGACCTACAATTCTGTAATACACAGATTTGGTCCAGGAGTCTACATAAGAGAGGCTCACTATGAGAAGAACTCACTTCTTATGGGTATGGAGCACGTAGGCGAGCACATTAACATGCTACTTAGAGGCAAGATTAATGTTATAGCTGATGATAGAAAAGTTGTTACGTTAGAAGCTCCGTTTATGTTTGTTGCAAAAGAAGGCAGCAAAGCTGGACTTACGTTGGAAGATGTAGTTTGGCAAAATATTTATGCCACCACAGAAACAGATGTTGAAAAAATAGAAGAAGCTATTTTTGATGTACCACAATTCTTTAAAGATTTTTTAAAGAATAAATTAGAAAAAGAATATCCTGAGCACGAAGAAGATCGCAACGATTTTGAATTAATGCTCAAACAGACTGGATGGACAAAAGAACAAGTCCACGAGGCTGCAAGTAATATGGAGGATAGAATTCCATTTCCTTACGGTAACTATAAATTAGCACCAGGTAATTCACCCATACAGGGCAAGGGAATGTTTTCTAGCGCAGCAATAAAGAAAGATGAATTAATTGCTCCTATGCGTTTGAACGGAAAAAGAACGCCAGCGGGATACTTAATTAATCATTCAAAGACACCGAACACGGTTGCCGTCATCTACCCTAGTGGTGATGCATTCTTAGTAGCGTCAAGGGACATACACGGAATGTTTGGCGGGCAATTAGGAGAAGAACTTACCTTAGACTACAGGCAAGTTATGAAAATAAATAATTTATGGGATGGGATAGATAAATGTCAGGACTTGTAAGTAGTGCAGTAGCTAGTGTAGCTGGTGCTATAGGTAGCGGCGTTGCAGCAATGGGAGGATTAAGCGGTATTGCCGCAGGTCTTGGCGTTGCTAACGGAGCCCTATCTTTAGGTAACCAACTATTCGGAGATACCCCAACGGGTGCTCCTGGTGGAGGTAGTGGTGGTGGTGGTGGTGGCGGTTCAGGCGGCGGTGGAAGTGGTGGGAACGGTGGTTTCTTCCAATCTAGTTTAACCCCACAAATAACTCAAGGTAGTTCAGGCGCAATTAATTTAGGCACAGGTATTAATGTAACACCTCAATTAACTAATTCTGCATCGGGTCCTTTATCTTATGTAGCACAAGGTGGTCTAATCGAAGGGTACGCTAAAGGCGGACCTTTATCCTTCCAACATCAAATTTCTCAAGGTTACTCATTTTCCCCTATTGATCTTTTCCACCACGTAGGTCCACATTTTGAACAATTAAGTTCTACGATGCCTGCAGTTAAAGCAGAAACATATGCTGAAGGTGGTGAGATTGAACATAATCCTGAATTCTATAGCGAGGGTGGAATACAACATCGTTATGTACAAGGCGATGGTGATGGAACATCAGACGGCGTTCCTGCTATGCTTGCTAACGGTGAGTTTGTTATTCCTGCTGACGTAGTATCAGCGCTTGGTAATGGTAGCAGTGACAGCGGTTCTAAGGTTTTAGATGAGCTACTTCAAACTGTTCGTGAGCATAAGCAATCGCATGACCCAAAAGAATTACCACCCGATAGTAAAGGTGCTTTAGAGTACTTATCAGTAGCATCACATAGAGCTGGAGGAATTGCATAATGTCTCTTAATAGTTTACTTACAGGAACACAATCATCAACCACCACGATGCCAGCGTGGTATGATCAGGCGCAACAAAATATAGTAAAAAATGCTCAAACAGCAGCAAATACTATGCCTTCCTTTGATCAAACACTTGGTGGTCAGGTTGTTAATCAATTCAGTGGTACAAATAATCCTTTTAATACGGCTCAACAAGGATTACAACAAATTGGTGCTGGTGCTGCTAATCCATGGAATGTAGATCCTTCAACAGGAAATGTTACACCGAATACATCAACAGCGCTTGGTGGATTATTCTCAGCGCAAGACGCACAATTAAAAAGATCAATCCCTGGTGTTGTAGCTCCCTCTGATGCAAATGCAATATCAGGAGGTCAGTTTGGTTCATTAAGAAATGCAACTGCCGCAGATACTGCTATCGGTAACGCTCAAGCAAATCTAACTTCTGAACAAATGAAAGCCGCTCTAACAGGCCAACAATTAGGTATGCAAGCCTATCAAGGTTTAGGTAATTTAGGTTCTCAACAAGCATCTACAATGTCGCAACTTGGTCAGCTTCAACAAGCTCAACCATTTTTAGCTTCCTCTAATTTAGCTCAAATTTTAAATACAATTAAAGCTCCCGCAACCACAACAATGTCTCAAACACTTCCATTAGCTCAGCAATTAGGTGGATTGGGTTCTTTATTAGGTGCGGGTACTGATGTACTAGGTCAGATACCAGGAATGCTTAATAAAATTGGCAATTTATTTCCATCTTCTGGTTCTGATATTACGGGACCTACATATAATTCATATGCTCCCGGGTACTCTAATTATGTTCCTACTGATACATCAGGATCGGGTGGTAACTATCCATCATATTTAGGAACATCATCTTGGGATACAAGTAATTGGACGCCAACAGACACAACCATGAGCCCTAATTGGACTCCATCATACGGTCAAAGTGCTGATTACACAGGCGGTGGATATGATCCTAATGCGTATGCTAATGCTTACTCATACGATCCAAACGCATACACTGGTCCATAATTTAAGGAAATTAAATGGCTTTAGAAGACATCATTAGTTCTATTTCAGGCATTACCAGTCCATTAACTTTAGCGCTTTCTTCTTTTGGATCTGAAAAATCACAAAACGATACTTCCACTAAAGAGACACCTACCGGAGGATTAACTAACGTTAAGTCCCCTGCTACAAAGGGTGGATTTAATTATGGTAATGTGGCGTTAGATTCTTCAAACTCTCAAGAGATACTTAGTAATATGCAAAAGTATTTAGATGAAAGAAATAGCCCTTTCAATAAAATTCAAAGTCATCTTAAAGACGCCGCAGCATGGGGCGTATCTAACATGGACGGTAACTTTACACGCGCCATGAACGAGAGAGATAAACAAAAATTAGAAGAAATGCAAGACCTTCAATCCGTTCGTGCTCAGATGGCAGCCCTAAAATCAGCTCAATCAACACAAGACGTCATACGTAATCAAGTCTATGGTCAATTAGGAGTTGGTGGTGCTGGAGGTACTAATAACGCAGGCGGTGCTGGTGGCGTAGATAATGCATCACTTGGTACTGCTCTAACAAACAAAGGTTTTGATGCTCAAACAGTACAATACATTTTAAATCTAAATGCCAGAGACCCTGCGGCCGCGCAAGCGTATATTGGTAAATTACTTGAGCAAACTAATAAAGCTAAATCTGAACTTGAATATAGTCCTAAGATGCGAGAACTTGTTAACGTAATGGATAAAGATCGTGGATTAATTCAAGTTCCATTATCTAAAGCTGCAAATTATGATGAATCAAATTTACCTAATCTTCCTATTTCTAATAATGCTACTGCTCCTTCCCAACCAGCTACTGCAGTTCCTCCTACAAATCAAACTGGGATTCAACCACAACATATTGCTCAAATAGAATCTGGAAATAGACCTTTTGCAGTAGGTCCAGAAGTTTCAGGTCAAGGTTCAGCTAAAAGTGCCATGCAAGTAATGGATGCAACAGCTACAGATCCGGGGTTTGGAGTTAAACCTGCTCAATTAAATGGTGATCCTGTTCATGACGAAGCTGAACGTGTACGTGTAGGAACAGAATATTTTAACGCCATGAAAGATAAATATAAAAATGATACATTAGCTTCTATGGCACAAAATTGGGGTCCAGGTAATGTTGATAAATGGCTTGCAAATGGTGCAGACATTAGTAAAATACCTCAAGAAACTAAAGATTATATAGCTAAAGCTCATTTAACTTCTGCTACAGATAATATAGTCAAACCATCTCAGTCAATTGATAATAAAAAGAATATTACAATGCCTTCGGCTTCTCCTGGTGTAGGAATATCTTCACAAAGCTCCCCAATTAAAGAGGTTCCTTATGATCCTCCTTCAACGGTTATTACTCCTGAAGAAAAACATCCACTTGCAAATGAAACAGCGGCATCTTATAGTGCCCGTTTAGAAGCATTAAAAACAGAAAAACAAAAAGCACGCGAAGTTTATGATGCTCAATATAAAAAAATGGCTGAAACTAATGCCCAAACAGTAGCCAAAGCAAGTGAAGCTCAGTCTACCAATGAAGCTGCAAAACGTAAAGAATATGATACAGATTATAATTCTGCTGATAGTGCTTTTAGTAACTTTAATAATTTATTAGAAGCATCTAAAAATCATCATGCTGTATTTAATCTTAGAGGACAAAGTTTAGTTAATTATTGGCTAGGTAAAAAATTACAACCAGGGGGTGCTGAACATCTTCAATCTCCAAATGCTGAACTTATCCAATTAGAAAGTCCAGAAAATCAAACGGCTTACCATAATATTGGAGTAGGTTCTGCCAATGCAACAGGGGCTTGGGCTAAACAATTAGTATCTAATGGTGGTGGTAATCGATTAACTAATGCGGACTTAAAATTAGGATCTCTTGCAAAAGGTGTTGGTACAGACATGACATATGATGCTCATATGAATAATTTAGCTCACAATATGGAAACTGCAAAAATAATGGAACTTCGTGCTAAAGGATGGCATGACTTCCATGAAAAAAATCCAAATGCTACTACATCAGATTTTGAAATGTCCCCTAATTATAAAGCTGCAAGAGATCAAGCTAAAATAATTGTAGGTAAAATATTTAAAGATGCTGGAGTACCTGAGATTTATGCAGATCCTTCTAAAAATAAACCAGGGTATATTCATGCTGATAAAAATAAAAGACCATATACTATATTAAGTAATGGAGATAGGGTGTATTTATAATGGCTGATAATTACGAAATAGTTCCTGATCATTTAGCAACGGATAACCTAAGTCCTAAAGCTGAAATTTCAGAAAATAATACAAGAGTTCCTGATTCTGAAAAAGATATAGAATCTCCTCCAGCTATTCCAGCTCAACCTTTTCATGCTACTAGTCCATACGCTGGTGCTTTAGCTGGTTGGGAAGTTGCAAAACCAATTTCAGGAATAAGTGGTGGAACAGTAGCTGCTAAAGCTTTCTTTAAATATATGGCAGATAAAAATGCTATGCTTCAAGAAGCTAATGATATTGCGCGTAGTAATTTGGGTGCTGTATCAGAACATGGTTTTGGTATGGGTGCTGTAAAAAATGCAGTACATAATGTAGATCAAACTTTAGCAAATGATCTTCATTTAGGCCTTTCAAAAAAACCAGCTCCTGGATTTATGATTGAGGGTAATCGTAGAGTTATAACTCCTACGGCTACTGTTGAAGAATTAAAAGCTGCAGCTAAACCTGCATCTAAATTTGCTTCTATTTCATCAAAAGTTTCTCCAATTTTAAATAATCCAATAACTAAATCATTAGCTCCTTTAGTAACATTGCCTATGGCAGGTGCGGAAGGTGTAGAGGCTTATAATGATTGGAACAGAGGTAATTATGGCCGTTCAATTATTGGTGGATTAGGTGCTCTCGGATCCGCAGCATCAACATTTCCTTGGCAACCTCCTATGCTTAGGGCAGCAGAATTTGGTGTTGGTGCAACAGCTCCACTTATTAAAATGCGCTTGGATAAAATGATGAAACATAAAGCCGATGGAGGGCCTGTTTATCTAAAAAAATAGTTCCCGCCTTTGAAGGGGGCGGAGATGTAAATCAAACGGATGTACTTAAAGAAACTCCGCGAAATAATTTTTTTGGCTCAATAGCTGATGTATTAAAACCCGCAGTAAACGCAACAGATGTTTACGCTTTAAATAAACATATCCCATTCATCGGTGGTCAAACATTTGCTGATCTTAGTGGACTCAAAGGCACACAGTCACTTGCAGAAGATGTAAGTTATGGTGCTCCAATATTCCGCAATACCAAAAACATCCAAACAACTTCCGTTGATCCTAGAGTTATAGACGTAGCTGCCTTAATACCAACGGTAGGTAGTGCTACAAAACTTGCATCTAATGTAGGTAAAAATGCCGTTCGAGAAGCCGCAAGACAAATAGAAACAGGCACGGGATTCCTTGGTCGCAATATGCTTGATCCACGTATGAACATTGTCAAAGACCCTGGTGGTATGATGGTTGGCGGTGAAAAAGAATTAACTAATCAATTGCGCGATATGCAAGTAAATGAAAGACCAGGGGCTACATTTGAAAGTATACGCACAGATACTGCCCCAAAAGATCCTCATGCTGTTGCACTAAATGGTTGGATTGATACAAAAGTTAAAAAATATTTACGTAATCAATTAGGTTCAAAAGATGATCCTATTTTAAAAGCTATTGATGAAGGTGTTCAATATAATCATGGGGAAGTTGCCCACGATGCAAAAAATTATGCAGAACGTGAAAGAATGAAAGCTGGCAAACCTTTAGAAGGTATTGCAAAAACTGAAGCAGGTAAGGCTTGGGAAAATAAAGTTGACTCACAATTTAATATAGTTAAATCTCAAGACATTAAAGATATTTTAAATAAAAATATGCCTGATTACACTGAAGGGTATAAAAATGCGGCTGACAAATACAAAATGTCGATGTTACGTATGGAGCATGATCTTCCTATTAATAATAGTCAAGATTTAGAAGCTATCTCATTAATTCATCATATACCTGATGAAAAAGTTCATAGTGTGTATATGGATTTACCAAACAAATTAGGTCTTAACCACGTATCTGATGTTCTTTATGAAGATTTACAAAATGGTCGTTTAAGACCCGAACAACTTAATCAGATGTCTATAGAAAAAGCTATTAAACGCACATCAGAATATGATGCAGAAAAAGCTAAAATAGCAGAAAAAGCAGACGTTGATAGAATTCAAGGCATGCCTGTTCATAAAGAATATGGCGATAGTTATAAATGGATAGAATTAAAACACCCTTCTAATGATAATATTACCAAGGAAGCTTTACAATCCGAAGGTAATCAAATGGGGCATTGTGTAGGAAGCAGTGATCGTTATTTTAATAATGTTATAAATGGTGATACAAAAATTATTTCATTACGCGATGCTAATAATAAACCTCATGTAACTTTAGAACTTAATAAAAAACCAATAGTATTTAGTGATGTTGCCAATGTTATGGGAGAGCAACGTGCAGCAGCATTACTTGAAGAAATTCATGGATCTAATGGAACCACTAAAGATTTTGCGAATGTGGCAAGACAAATGTTTCCTGAATTAGATACTTATGATATAGCTCAAGTTAAAGGTAAAGAAAATAAAAAACCTTTAGATAAATACCAGTCTTATATATCTGATTTTATAAACAAACCAACGGTATCTGGGGGTTATGGTGATATAGGTGAATTATATAATACTGATTTAATTAGTGCTAAAGATGTAAAATCAAAAGGTGTATATGCTTATGATCATGGTAATAAATTTGCCGATCTGATAATTAATGATCCTCATTTTAAAGATGCTGCAAAATTAGCTTATCCCGAACATGATAAAGCTTGGAAAAATGCAAACTCAGTTCCAGAAATTAACGCTTGGGCTAAACAAGACGCAAATAATAAAAAAGATATGATTCTTAATATAGTTCAAGAATTACAAAATAAAAATATGCATTATTTTACCGTTAATGATTTAATTGATCATATAAAAGAAAACCATTTACCTAAACCACCTACGCAACAATTTGCAGATGGTGGTAAAGTCACAGAAAGAGATCCTAGACATGGTGGCTTAAAAGCTACTAACTATCCTAATCCATATGGATTAAGATCATGGCAAGATGAGTCTGGCGAATACCACGGTCAAATGATGCCTAAAACATCAGGCTGGCAAGGTGAGATTCCTACCTTAACAGGTGATGTTATGACAGAGTTATCATTAGGTGGTAATACTCCAGATGAACCTTTCTATCCAATGATCACTCAAAACATGACACCTGATATGATATCAAGAGTAAAAGATTTTGAAGCAGGCCTTATTGAAGCTGATCACCCTGATGCACGAGCACTATTAAAACACGCAAGAAAAGAAGCACAACGCCTTATGGATCAAGGTAAATCACCATTTAAAGATTATAATTAGGAGAATAATTATGGCAACAAAACCAGGACTATATGCAAATATCCACGCTAAACAAAAACGTATTGCAGAAGGTAGTGGAGAGCGTATGCGTAAGGTTGGATCTAAAGGAGCACCTACTGCACAGAATTTTAAAGAGTCAGCAAAGACCGCAAAGCCTATGAAAAAAGGTGGGCCATCTCTAGCCGTAGGTCGTGGTGAAAAATTACCTGTATCTCAAGGTGCGGGCTTAACTGCCAAGGGTCGTGAAAAATATAATAGAGAAACAGGCAGTCATTTAAAAGCACCACAACCAGAAGGCGGCGCTCGTAAAGAATCGTTTTGTGCGAGAATGTCTGGTATGAAGGGTCCTATGAAGGACGAGCAAGGCAGACCTACAAGAAAAGCAGCATCATTAAAACGTTGGAAATGCTAAATTACTTGCGATAGCGAGTTCCTACCCACCCTTCGGCAGCAAGAGGAAAATCGGGCGCCCAACTTGGTGGTGTAGTCATAATTTTAATGACTTCATCTAACGCAACATCTTGTTTTGATTCGTCAACAAGGAGTAACACCTCATCATGGATACTATTACACACATTATAACCTCGACCTTCAAGGTTGAGCATAGCCATGGCAAGGAAATCCCTAGCGGTACCTTGGACGGCGCTTTGGAATATCGAACTACCGATCAAAGCATTGCGCGTCCACTTACGGGTAAAAGTATTAAGTCCGTGCACAGTGACAGCAAGCTTCTCAGCACCCCATGGGGTCATGACGTTTTCTAATTGAGGGCGTTGCCAACAAATTAATCTACCACTCGGTAGTTTTATCCATAAAGCTCCTCGATCTACCTTCATCACAATTTTATTATTAGCGGCAAATGGCATACCAGGGTTTTGTGTAGCCTCAATTGCGGCGTTCTCACATGCGTACCATAGCTCTTTAACCTTTGGATATGACGCCCGGTAATTGTCTACGGCATTCTTTGACTGCACTAGGTTAAGTGATACACCCATGCCTTTAGCGTACTCAACAAGCCCTTTAGATCCCTGTCCAAACATGCAACCCAGTACGGCTGATTTAGATACTTGACGTTGATCTTTAGTAACTTCTTCATAAGGTACTCGGTACAATGACTGAGATGCAAATACTTTGTACTCATCTAACCCTTTTCTAAAAAGCTCTACCTTATCAGTTTGGTTAGCGATCCAAGACGCCACTCTGTTTTCGATCGAAGAAAAATCGACGTCCACGAAGGTCTGCCCTTGTGGAGCACGAATTGAAGATCGCACAAGGGAGGAGAGTTCGGACATCGTGCCAACTCCTGTGCTAAAGACTCGTGTAATCGCGTCTGCAATTTTGTCATCGCCCAGTGTAGGACGCGCAATATTCTGCAAATTAAGTCCACCCCTCGAAGCCCAACGGCCAGTACTCGCGCCATGATAGACCAACGTGTTTCTAATTCTTCCATTATTTTGTATCTCCAACATTTTAGCGTACTTAGCCACGCTAGTTTGGCTTCCTTCTTGTCTTAATTCTAACGCGCGTTTTACAATTGGGTATAAATTAAATTCTTTGAGTTTAGCTTCAACCGTTTCCGCTGTTAAATTTTCTAAGTGAGCGCCGTGATCATTAAGCCATTTTAATAGTTTGGCTCGTTCTGATGGTTTACATCCTGTTAAACTTACTGTTTCTTGGTCAATATGGTTTTGAGCGTTTTCTACCGCCTTAACTGCATTTTCCAACTCACAGGGATCGACTGGTACGCCACGAACGTTAATGCGTTGTGTCATCTCCCATACTTTTTGTTCAATCGCGTCTAAGGGCCTTAAAATGCGTCCTATGGCCATCTCTGTCTTAACGTCTTGTTTACAGTACTCAAATAGCTGATTTAGGAGCTCTGGGTCTTTATTAAACTCGTTTTTGTGTGGTTTGCATAGTTTTTGAATAAGCCTCTTGCCAATAGGGTCTTTCTTAAAATCTGAATCTAAAAAGTTACCCGCGTCATCCAAGCTCTGTGGAATATTATTGGCAGCTGCTATGGCCATGGTGTCAATACATTGTTCTAATTTTAGTGGTGGCCATCCGTACTTTGGAACGCAAACACAATTCCATATGGCGTATTCAAAAAGCGCGTTCCAAGCCGTGATCTTACCCCCACTGGCAACATGGTTTAATAGTGGCTGTATCGCGGCGTGTGTTGGCTCATTGACAACTACGTTGTCTGGCTCAGAGCCGTATGCGATGCAAATAACCTCAGTAGATTTGTCGTTGGCATATACATCCAATCCTCTATCTTTGAGATCTATGTGGCTACGTGTTTCAAAGTCTATGCTATATATCATTGATCTTTCCAGTATTTAGAATCGTATTCATCTCGCAATACGGCTGACCATCGGTCAACTGCATCATCAGAGTCATAGTGTATACCCTCATTACCATTTTGTCCAATGGTATCCATACGAGATTGTCTAAGTATGTTATGCGGAAAAGGTTTTGTAATAGGATCTATAGTTTTATTACCTACATCTTTATCTTGCTGTTCTGATTCTTTTAACATTTCAAAAAGCTCACTATGTTCTTCTATAAATTCTAATGTCTTTTTAAAGGCTTCTTTTTTACGGAATATAAGATCAAAATTGGCTTCAAATAATTCTGTATCCGTGGGTCTACGTTTATCTCCCTTGCCTGCTTCACTTGCCATTTTTTTTATCCTTCTTCTTAAAATCTTTCTCTGTTAAGATAGGGGCATCCTTCTTAGCGTCAGTCAACATCATCTCCAAGGTCTCTATAATCTCTTCTGGACTACCACCCACAATATCGTCTCGTTCACTATACATCCAAGGCTTTCCTTTATCTTTATAAAAGACTTCATTTAATGCGTAGTAAATTTCACCAGTTTCTGGGCACTTACGTTTCATGATTCTATAGTTCCACATCATTCTTTATCCTTATCTTTATTCATTGTATGGATATGTTTTTCTTTTGATATGGTAAATATTTCAATAGGTATATCTTTTCTTTTATAAGCATTGTCACGACCTAATTTATATCCTGCTTTCCAAGCTTCCCACATTCTCTCATCATCATATTTTAATGATGATAGGCTGGGGCTTTGACAAAAAAATCTTTCATACCAATAGGTAAACGCTTCGTTTAATTCAGGTTGCATATTGTTCTCCTTAAATAAAAAGAGGCCCTAAACTACAGAGCCCCCTACTTCACCACCACGTGAAAGTTCTGTTAGATTTCACAAACGCCCGCCACGCATGCTAGCATTTGTGCGCCTTCAACATTATCTGTGATCTCTTTAAAGTCATCCCAGTTAATCTTAGGCATCTTTGCTTTTAACGCATTGTATTCTTCTTCTGTGCACTCTTCATACGGCGCTTGGCGATATGTGCCACCATCGTACGGTAGGAATGATACTCCACTAATCTCATCAAAGTGATCCCACACCCACGCACCAACACTTGGCCAATCTTTTTCTTCAACCGATATTGTAACAGAAGGTTTATGTTCACACCATTCTCTTTGATAAGTTAACCATAATTCAAGATGGTCAATTGGTGTAACATCTTCTCTTGTTAATCCATCTGGCGCTTTTTGAGGAAAGCTAAAGACTGTTGTTTGCGTTGGTTTATATACGCAGTCTTCGCTAGGAACGCCCTGTTCCACAAGGAAGGTTGTAAGTGGATCTTTTTTGTCGCCTCGTACTCTTCTGATATAATACTTAGAATGTCTTGGATGGATTCCAGACGCAGAGTCAACGAGTTGTGATACTGTTCCGCTTGGTTTGACGCAAGTGATTGCGGTACTTGGTTCGATGCCAAGTTTTTCTGCCCACTCTTTGTTTGTAACTCTTGCCACATCTCTAAGTTCGTTAAGAATTTCATTTAGTTTTGTTCCCTGTGTAGTTAATAATTTATTGTCAAATATACCAGTTAATGACACTCCAAGCAAGCGTTCTGCTTCGGTATTATTTTGCCACACTTTTCTTAGATACGGGAATTTTGTGAACGTCGATTGAATTGTACCCAAAATGGTAGCCAATTTGACCTTGTGCATAAGTGTTTCTTTGGTATCGTCGTGACGTACAACAGCTTCCGTGAGGTTACAAAATTGATACGGACGAAGAATGATCTCGGAGCACGGGTTAGTACCGAACTCGAAATTTGGATCGCGGTGCCCGAATTTGGAAACCGTCTTCTTAGCTGCTTCGCGATTAAAAATGCCTCGTTCACCCGAGTGCGAATTGTAAAGGGAGAGCCATTCCTCCATGAATTTGCCAACTGTAGGCGTCTCGTCGTACACTGCGGAATTATTCGCCAATGCACGGTGCGGTGCAGTGTCCCACCAAGGTCCCGCTTTTGCATGTCTAATCCTTTCATCATCTAAGTCTGATAGTGAGATCATAGCTGAACGACGTACGCCGCCCACTACAACAACTTCACCGATTTTACACATAATATCATGACATTCGAGGGAGTTTAATTTACGTCCTCTAGCATTTTTAAATACAGCTACTACAAATTCAAATAAATCAATTAACGGTTGTGGACCAGATGCCCTACCACCAAATGTTTTTAATCGAGCGCCCGCTGGGCGTATTTTACTTATGTCCCATTGTGGGACTTCACCTGCCCATAAATGAGCCAAGATTAATCTTAATGATTTTGCCCAACCTTCTTTCGAGTCGTGGACTGCGATGGTGTGATTGGATTCATATAGAGTGTCTGGCACCTCGGGCAACTTGTTAATATTACTCGCTTCGACCGAAAAACCAACTCCTGTGCCACAGAGCAAGATAAACATGGCCTCGTCAAATGACTTAGGATCATCAACAGGTAAATACGAACAATTATAAACACACGTGTTATCACGATCGGCACTCTTTCCTGCCGTCATCATGGCACGCATGGACGGCATTAGTTTATGGTTAAAAATTGAGTCAAAAATTTCTTTTTTTAATTCTTCATTATCTTTAATAGATTCGGTATGACTAAAAATGTAATCTACAAATCTTTGGGTTGTTTCACCCCAAGTTTCGCGTCTTCCTTTTTCATCGATAAATCTAGCGTATCGACTCGCGGCAATATATTCTCTGTATTGATCCAAAATATTTCTTCTTTTAAATTGTGGTGGAAAAAAGGGGCTCTGTTGCGAGCCCCGACCCTTAGTACTTAAATTGCGAAATCTACTGCGGCAGACGTACCACCACCTAGTTTTTCGCCTTCTTCTGTCTTTTGAACATTATTTAAACCTACTGCAATGCCTTTAGAGCCTTGAGCATTGTATGGGTATAATGTTACTGATGCACGTCCAAAGCAACCACTATAGAACTCTGATGGGTCTATGATAGCTTGCATCTCTGCATCTACAACACCTGGTTTATTTGCTGAGTTAGCATTTACAAAGAATGAATTAGCATATGCTGGATCATCTTTTTCTGCGTCACCGTCACGTAAACCACCTTTTAAACCTTTTGGTACTGCACCTCCAAAGAACGCCGCGTTTGTATTTGCCGCATCCTCAAAAGCTTTTTGAAACTTAGCAACTGTTTCAGTATCTGATTTTGGAATGATCAATGATACTGAATACTTAGGTGTTCCGCCTTCAACTGCAGCATTTGGTTGGAATACATGCGCGTATGAGAAACGTACTTTACCAGTTACAATTTTAATTTTATTTGTTGTTGCCATATCTATTACTCCTTAACGTTAGAACCAGACTTCAATCGGGGCTGATTCGTCTTCCCTTTAAATCGAGTTTTTAGCTCAACTTGTATAATAGCACATAAAACCATTAAAGCTAGTAAAATTAATGGAACTAATAAAAAACTAATCGTCGTGTAGTATGCCATTGTTTTCCATCGCTTTTTTAATTGCTAGTGCGTTAATAAAATCTTTTTTATAATTTACTTCGTTAAGCATATCAGGATCTACCGATACAAGCAATAATATTTGGTAGACTGAATCGCGGAGCAAATTGATCTCTTCCCCAAATCCTTTGTTTGGTAATACCTCAAACTCTTTCGTATACTTACTAATAAGTTCATCGGGAATTTTATATACTTTTTCATAACACTTAACTAGCATTACTTAAAATCTTCTTGCGCATCTTTGGCCGTTGTATCGCGTACCAATTTAGGAGATCCCTCAGGACGTTGTACTAATTCACCTAACCAAGAAACTACTTGACCCTTGGCCGCTAACTTTTCTAACGTTGCAATTGACTTCAATTTGACAGGTTCGTAAATTGAATCTTTAGGAAGACCTTTTTCAACAAGCACTTTGGCTGCAAGTTCGGTATCCATAATTTTTCTATGGGTGACAGTCGTAGCTAATTTAAAACCTATAGGAATCTTTTGCTCATTGACTGCTCGATCGAGTGCGTGAGCCTCTACATCATTTACCCATGTGCGTAAGTCTTGAGCTTTTGATAATACAGTATTAAGCTCTTCTTCTGATAGCAAAGGAGGCTCTTTAAAATCTAGTTTAGCAAGCTCATTGTTATAGTCCGAGCGTGCTCTACATAAAGCTTTTGCTTTACAGAATTGACAATGATCCCCGGGAACGTAATTGCCTGAGCCTGTCCAGGCTTTTGCTGCTTTTGGTGCTACGAAAAATTGAGCCCAATCTACGAGCTTATGAAGTGTTGTGCTATCTGTTGTAATGCTATCCAATCTTGGTTGGATGATCGTGTACTTAACTTCTTTAATGTTTGGATACTTATCCTTAAACTTATTCCAAGCACCTAATGCATATAATCTTAATTGTGGGTTGTCCATGGCCGACACAGGAATTCCCGCGCCGTATTTTAAATCCATAACATGGATTGAATTTTCTGATAGTACCACAACGTCCGCGGTACCAAATCCGTCATTGACCCAGTCAGAGAAGTCTACCTTTTGCTCGAATAAGGGCTCATCATTGGCACCGATCTGAGACCTAACATAGACAACATAGTTATCTGTGAAAGCTTCCATATCATCATTGTAGTACTGTGTCAACTTAATTATTTCTAATTCACGCTTGTATTCTTCACTACTAATCTGTCCGTAATGCAATCGTAGTTTTATTTCTGATAGCGTATGGGCTGTTGTGCCCTCGGCAGAGAAATCAAACGCATTTGGATTCTTTTGTGTATCAGGGAGAGTACTTTCCAAGCGAGCACTTGGAGTACATGTAAGCCATCGTTTAGATCCCGAGGCCGATAAAAAAGCGTGAGCAACCATAATATTCTTTCAAGTCGTTAAAAATGTACATATACTAATGCAAAGAAATGCCCCTTTCGGGGCATTTATTTTTAACTATTTTTTAAATATTTTTATTGCTTTAAGGCGGAAATTAGGTTAGCTATTTCTTTATTAAAATCTACAACTATTTCTGCTTTGAGGTCAATCTTTTGTTCTCTTGAATCTTTGTAGTCATCAGGGTACTGACCACGAAGAGCAATCTCAGCAACACGAGAATTAAATGCTTTATTCTCAATATTTGCCAACATCATATTTTCCCAAAACGCTTGACCATATGTTGTAGCTAAGTCCATCGCTTCAGCAAATACAGCATCCTCTTTTTTAAGTTTGAGCGCAGTCGTTTTACTTATGCCAATAGCGGCATACATAGCTTTTTGAGACGCGCCTTGCTGACCAAGAGATAAGATAATCTTAATATGATCTTCTGTAAGTTTAAATTTTTTTATGGGGGTTGCCATTTTTTATTCTTTCAATGACTGCTTGTTTTTTCTTTTCAGAAAGGTTGTACCACTCAACGATTTCGTCAACGTGGCGTTTGCACCCACGGCAATAGTCATTTTCTAACCGACAAACACCTATGCATGGGCTTTTAGTAGACATAAGTCTCCCTATATCTACTAATGCACAATTTAGTCCTTTTTCGCCCCATCGTCAGTCTTTACTGACATGCGCTCAATTTCAGCTTTCCTTGCTCGCATTTCAGCCATTGACTCGTTGATGACCATACGGGTAATAGCTCCCGCTAGTTCTTGGCGCTTCTTTTCAATGTTATCGGCATTTGAGAATCCGCCCGACTCCATCATTTTATTTAATAGATCGGATGCCATTACTCGCTCTTCGTTTCTTCAATGATCTCGGCGTCTTTTGGTAACGCGTCGTACTCAGCCTTGATCTTGTCAAACTGTGGCATGCCCTGTCTTTGAATCTCTGTTACCAAGTTAGCTGACGCTACGAATGGTGCCTGACCCAAAACATTTAAGATTGCGTTAACCTGATTAATTGTAAAATTAAAGGTTAATATTTCCTCATTGATATCTTGCTTCTCGTTCATACTTTTCTCCTTTTTAGTTCACGTTGTAAATACCATATTGCTTTTTCAATATCCTCGAAGGCGTCATGTTTTAAATCTGCTCGCCAAATATATTTTACTGCATTACCTAAACAAAAATTCATGTGTTCGGTTACTTGAATGCACTCAACACCGCTTGGGTGAGCGGTGTAGTGCTTTGGATGATTCACTAAATCGTTCTTCATACTTGTAGCTCCCTCTTAATAATCTCTAAGCCTTTCATAAAGTGATACCGCCAGTACTTCTCGGTCACTGATATGTCATTATAGTTAAGCCCGTCAAGGTACACCTCAAAGATAAATTGTTGCTTTGGATCAAGTTTAGTATCGATAATCTTACGAATATCTTGAATGTCTTCCTCGGTCCATGGTACCCACCCTTCGATCAACGTCGCCGAAAAGATACCTTCTCTTGAGTCGTCCCTTTCCATGATATCAGGGTCTTCATCTGATAGCCTGGGTACGGTCGCGTTAATTACATGCACAGTCTTAATAATAGTTATTTTCATATAGGTACTATACTAATGCAAATTCTAAGGCATTTAGTACGGCTTTTTGAACATTTATTTTGCCCTCCAAAACGTCAATAACTTGGTTATCAATACTCTTACTTATGACTAAGTGATGGATAATGACGGGCTTTGTTTGCCCTTGCCTGTGCACCCTAGCATTGGCCTGTATATAGTTCTCGCTCGACCAAGGTAAATCATACCAAACCATTTGGGCGGTATCCGCGGTATTACACTGTAGGTTAATGCCAATGCCCCCCGATTGTGGGTGGGCTAACAACATCTTAATTTTACCTTGTCTCCAGTCCTCTATCATTTGGTTATTACTATCTAAAAGTTTTGCATGGGGAAACCTTGCTTGTAAACCAGCAAGCGATGACTTGTAATGATAGAAAACTAATGTAGGAATATTCTCATCTATTAGGTCTTCCAAATAATCTAACTTGGCATCATGTTGTTTTAGCCATGTGCCATCTTCCAAGTAAAGTGATCCTGACGTAAACTGTAATAGTTTATTTGATAAAGCCGCGGCGGTAACTGCCGTAATAGTGTCTTCTTCAATCTCTAGCACCATGTCTTTACGTAACTTATTATATGAGCTTCTTGTAGCTGCACCTATCTCAACTGTATGATATACCTTAGTAACTTCGGGTAGTGTAAGGTAATCTTCTGCTTTGAGTGAAAAACATATATCTTTAATTTTATCGTTAATTAATTCATCAGCTTTTGGTATGATGCCCCATTTATAAATAACGCCTGTGTGCCTATTACGTTCAATTGGCATCATATATTTATCACGGAATTTGGTAAGTGATGTTTCTAATCTTTGACCGAGATCCAATATGGCAACTTGTGCCCATAGATCTTGGTATCCTTGTGGTGTGGGTGTGCCTGTTAGAATGATGCGACGCTTGAATGTTTTAAGAAAAGGCTTAATTGCTTTGAATCTTTTTGTAGATGAATCTTTGAAGCGCGATGACTCATCAATAACGAGGTTATCAAATTTGGTCATGGGTATCTTTAATTCACTTAACCATACTACATTCTCTAAATTAATGATGTAGATATCTGCTTCTTTTTGTACGGCATCTGCTCGTTCTTTTGGATTGCCAAGAATCTTTGAGACGCGGAGGTGTTTGGTATGTTCCCATTTTGATACTTCTTCCGACCATACTGATTCAGCAACCTTCTTAGGCGCGATGATGAGTGTGCGGCCTTTACATTGTTCTGCAATGATTGTGAGCGTTGTTGCAGTCTTACCAAGGCCCGGATTTAATAGTAACCCAATACATGGAATAGATAATGCTTGCTGAATAATATCTTTTTGGTATTGATGTAAATTATTTCGGTTCATCATTTATATGTTGCCATATCCAATCTGCTATTTTATAAAGTTCTTCCATTGTGCCATTGTCTTTAATACGATTTGCTCTAGATGATATAAACGCAACATTACCTACAATATATCCTTTATCAGGAATGATGCGATCAAGTGTAGGACAATTTTGTTTTGTTTTTCCTTTACCTAATCCAGACTGCCCCCACTCGAACGGTATTTTAAATATGGGGCATGCATCGTACGCGATTGACTCTAAATACTCTATTGTTAAATTAAAAGGTAAATTATTTTTTTTAGCACGACACCTAGCATTAGAAAAAAATCTACGTCTAATCTGTCTTTGTTTAGGTGTTAAATCTGATGAATGCATCCGCTTCTTCTTCACTAAATATTACCGTGACCACGAACCCGTGTTTTTCTAGGAGCCGAAATATTATTATCTGTCTTGGCGATAGTCTTCCCGACTTTGCCTTTAGCTCCACGAGGTGCACTTTCCCGTTTAGGAACACTATCCTGTCGGGCACCCCCGTCACCGTGCTTATCCACTTGAACGTCAGACCCCCCGATTTTTCTACCAATTTTTTGAAGTATTGCTCTAGGTGTTTTTCTAGCATGGTTTTCTCTTTCTATGATGCACGCCTTAAATATCTGACGCACGATGGATTCGGTTAGGTAGGCTCTTGTTTCTTCACTAAACATTTCTTCTTCTTCAATGTAATTGCTGATGCGCTCGATAATGTGAACGGTCTCGTGCGCAATAGTCGCAATCATTTCGTCAAGGCTTGTCATGTCATCAATGTTAAACACGGCCACAATAATTCCTTTCTTACCTTCGCCGATGTAGTGCGTCTCCGCTACCCCAACCTCGAGCGCCGTGACGGCGTGCCCTGTCATCTTTTGGTCTTGAAGTATTTCTTGGAATTGGTCATTGTTGAAGCAAAGCTTTACGCAACGCGGAAAGAACCCCACGTCTATGTTGTAGTACGAGTACTCTTTTGGTTTCATAATAGCGCCTCAAGGTCGCGTTTTGCCGTATCGTCAATCGTCGATGATGACAGTGTGGGTAATAAAAACCGTTGTATCGCGGAGGTGAGTGGGTACTCGTAGGTTTCCCACTCTAGGTCGATTTCACTGTTAAGCAGTCTCTCACGGTGCGTGGGTGTCCACCCTGTCACTATGATAGACCACTTATCTTTTCTCGATATCTCGATCGCAATGTTCCTATGCGCGTTAATCAGTACTCGTGCCATGATAGCTCCTAGTCGTCATACTCTTCATCATCATCGTACTCTGCCTCTTCGACGATGTCGTTTGTTTTGGTGAAGTGCCTGCGTAAGTTATTTAACTTGATGTAGCGTTTTGTTATGGCTATATCTGTGTCTGTGTTCATTGCCACCATTACCAATTTAAATAGTAACATGCACTCATACGGTGTTATGTCACGTGTGGGGTCAAGTTCATAGTAATACCCCCCATCATCAATCTCCAATTTTAATTTTAGTAATGTAGCGGGCTGCATCTTAACTTCTTCAAGCAGTGCATCAATTATCTTTTGTTTTTCAGTTGTCATTTTTATTTTCCTTTGTGTGATAGTTCTTGCAAAATTTCAATTAGCATTACTAATATGTAACCAATCCACCATAGGTAGCTAGCATTAAAGTGATATAGCATAAACGCGACTAATAGATCTAACATTAAAATATCCCTTCATCAAAACTAACAATACTATTGATATACTTTTGAGCATCAGCATTTAATTTAATACCTACATAAACATGATCACGTTTCCCATCTTGGCGCACAAGTCCTACTTCAATTCTATGTTCTTGTGTTGCCGCTAAGAATCTACGCTTAAATGAAAACTCCGTTCCAGGGGGTAGCTTCTTCCTAATCGCCCAATGAGAGTAACAAGCAAAGACATCATCTTTTGATACTGATCCTGTTGGGTCAAATTCTAATGCGTCTTCAACAAATAATCCAATAGGGTTTCCTAATTCAGTCATTAATTCTAAGTACGATGTGCCCGATTTAGGTTGAACAAAATATCCACCTCTTTTTAATCTGCGTTGTAGTCCTTCCATGGCCCAATTAAATATGCCCGATAATTCGGCTTCTAATTTGCGTGATAGTTCCGTATCTTCTTTATTATAAAAAGATCGAGTCATCTTTAGTACTATCATTCGTCCAGTGAGCGCGTTTGAGTTTTCTGTGAGCTGGAGGACTTCGTTCGAGTAAATAACAATTCGTGTAGGGAGGTATCCGTTCCACGACTCTTTATTCTTTCTATTAACAGTAATGGTATCGCCCCCAACAATCCGAAGAAGCTGAGAAACAACGGCATTGCGATTACGCTCGGGAGCGCGGGCATCAGTAAAACTAGCAAGCAACTTGCCAAGCCAAGGCTGTAAACCAAAGCTATCACATAACTCACCCAATTCGGGAGCCACGGTGTTATGTTGTCCGAGCAGTGAGACGAGGACTTTGTTGATCGTTCCCTTTCCCGATCTTCGAGGTCCAATGATATTAAAAAACTTTTGTTGTTTTGTGTCCCCGCTGAGAATATATCCGAACATTTCTTGTAAGGTTTCAATTGATTCATTATCGTCGTCCCATACTGATTGTAAAAAGGTTAGCCACGTTGGACATTGTGTTGTTTGGTCATAGTCAAAGTTCAACGAGTTCTGTGTAAAGAATCCGAGTGAATGCGGGATCATCACATTATCTTCAACATGAAACAATCCGTTCTTCAAAGAGATTAACTTCGATGCATTAGGTTTATTCGTGCGATGGTTCTCTAACCAAATAGGTGGTTTCGTATTTGGGTGGTTAGGTAAGTGCACGATAGACTTAATCGCGTCCAATGCGGCGGATACAGATGCGGGCGTTGGATTAAATGGTAATATCTCTTGCTTACGTCCTAGCTTTTTGCATCGATCTAAAAACTTATATAGATCAGATCGTACAGTCAATTCTTCTATGATCTCATAGTGCGTGCCGACGTAAACAAAGAAGTCATCTGCGTAGTGGACTAACTTATATCCTTCCTCAGATGAGTAAAAGTTATCGAGAAATACGCGTGCGTGCGCCATCACGTTATTATCTAATACTGTGTCCCCATTGGCGAGCGCTTGCTTTAACGCTTTTTGATTGGTCGTAAAGACAAGTGATCGTAAGGTGGCACCCGAACCTTTAAAGGTTCTCCATTTGGATTCACATGAGTTTGATCCTGTCTGTTGATACTTCGCAGACTGCGATGACCATCTGTCCCATAACTCACACCACTCAATATCACCTTGACCTTGATGATGAAGTATTGCCCCGATCTTCAACCACTCTGCATACCCTGTGTCGGGATCAAAGTTTGGTAATATCTCGGCCTCTGTTCTAGCAATGTCATATCCTTCTAAAGGCGGAATGTAGTCAGCAAACGCGTCACCTGTTTTGGTAAGCTGACGTGGGGGCACGATGGACGTAATGTCTTGTTCTTCTGTCGGGATCGATCCTGTTAAGTGATGCCCTGTCACAGTAAAGTACCGCGCTTGGTTATAAATCTCAAGTCCAATCGAGTGATCTACGTGCGCCGCGGGTAAAGTCGCGCGAGTAAATATCTTAACGCCTGTGCCCGAGGGTGAGACTTCCATATACCCGTTGAGTCGCGCCGCAATTTGGGCGGATGCGGGGTTGGTAAATTCGTGAGTGACGGGATCAAGGCAGTCATCTAGGTCTACGCCAATGAGGTTATCTTCATTTGAGAACACAAAGCCTATGCCATCGAACTTATTTGGGTTTGAGGTATAGGTGTGCTCTACGGTCATGAAGTCTGACCATTGCGCTGAATTGGTTGATGAGGCAGATTGCCCGTTCGGTTGCACAGGAAGCTTTGACCATCTTGGCGGTTCGCCAACTTGGGTCATACGCCATAGCACCCAACGGGGTATGGTTTTGAGTTCAAGTGGAATGTTTGCCATAATAACAGGCAAGCATTGTGGTTTATTATTTGTAGTGGTGTTTTCCATATTCGTCCTAACTAATGCAAATTTAATGCTAGATTATAGTTTTATTTTTTCTACCTTGTCAATAAGTATCGTAAGTCATTGATTTTAAACAGTTTGTCATACTTCTTTTTAGCTAAGTGCTTGATTATAAAGGATTGTTACAATTTGTTACAATTGTGTGTCACCCTTTGACCCTCTGTAACCCATTGATTTTAAACAAGTTGTCACACTTGTCATACTTCTTTGTCTTATATTCTATTTTAAAATAAAATAAAATAATTTACGGGTACAGGGTAATGTGTGTTTTGAGGGTGACAAGTGTGACAAGTGTGACAATTTGTTATAAATCAATGACTTACAAATAGCAAATTGCGTAGTCATATGCTATTCTGCCAAAAAAGTAAACTGATAAAATGATTACGTACCATTTTGCTACTTGCCACCATGTTTTTTCGTTATTAAAGTTCATCACTTTTTTCCTTTTTAGGTAAATCGATTGAATATCCTTTTTGACGCATCATATTGTAAGCCCACTTCTTAAATGCGAGGCGATTCTCTTCATTTTGAGCATCGCGTTCGTCCCATACTGCCTCGAGGATAAAATTGCCTGCGCCATTATGAAAGTCTATCTTTTTGAAGTTGCCTTCTTTATCATAAACATCTGTAGGATGTGCCGTACCTTTTTTAGCTTGCAGTTCTTTCTCAATATCTTTAGTGCGGCGTTTCATTTCTATTATATTACTCATCATGCTCCTCCAAAAATTTTTCATCATTTAAGTGTTCGAGTGATACAGGTTCTCTTGTAAGATACGCTTGAAGCATTCTTATACGATCTTCATCAACACCCATCATTGTAGCTACTTCACTTATTTTTGGTTTGCGACCTAAAACTTGTGATAATGCACGTTCATTATAATTCATTTTCTTGACGGCCTCCATAATATTTACAGGCAGTCGTATAATGTTAGCAGTATTATCCAATTCTCGTCTTACTCCTTTTTCAATAAAAGATCTAGCGTATGTTGCAAAGCGTGCATTATTCGTAGGTGTCCATCGACGTGCCGCAATGGTAAGTTGTTCATTGCCCATAGCAAGAAGATCCTCAAGAGGCATCTTGCTATATTTCCATGCAGTCATCTTACGTACTATATATACCACAAATCTTAAGTTATGCTTAACAAGTTTGTCCAGAGCTTTTTGGTCACCTGATGCAATACAATAGGCTAATCGATGCTCTTCTTCTAAGGGTAGTACATCTATACCATAGAGCGATTGAAGATAATCGGTGAGTATGTCATTGGGTTGATATTCTTCTGTCAAAATGGGGGATCTCCTAGGTTGAGTGAAAGTAACTGCTGATAGGGGGATGGTGGTTTAGGAAGATTTAATTTGACAATGGTGTATCCTTCACATAGAAATTTTTGAGCGAACTCCATAGAATAAAACCGACGAATTGCTTCATCGGTTTCATCTCGTAGTTCGTATGAGGGTTGTCTCACTATATTCTCATTGGTAGAGCTTTAACAACAACGGCATTGACAGTTTTAATTTCGGTCACAGAAGACACAAAATCATTATCTGCTAATTCACGAACAAGCGTTGGGTTAATTGCCGCGCGATCAAACTGTTGCACACTTACTTGGAATAAGTTGCCATCATACTTGCCAACGCCTCGAGCAATCAATTCATCTTTTAATTTACGAGCAGATGCTTCAAGTTCTTTGATTTGTTTATCAAGCATACCTAAAGTATCAATGGTTTTAATTAAATCATTATTCATACTATTCTCCTTGGTGGTTAGTTAATCAAAAAATGCTAATCGATAATCACGATCAATATCTTCATCAGTATAGTTATCAAAACCTTTGAAGCCGTGTTTAAATAAAAACATAAACTCTTGAGCGTCCATATTCTCCATTGCCCAATCAACTTCACGTTTAATAAGTGCTTCTTTTCTTTCATCAATGGTTTTACCATCTTTAATGGTTTCAACGACTGAAGTTGCATTACCTGTTTCGTCCGAGTAAAAGTAAGCTTCTTTTTGCGCGTCCTCTAATGTATCAGCGCTACATAAAAACGTACCGTTATGGTTGTAAACATTAAAAATTTTAGTACCCATACTATATTCTCCTGTGGTAGTTAATTAAATTGCAAGATCTATTATAGACCATTATTAGCGTCGGTCAACCTTTTGCTATCATATTTTTTGGGCTTTTTAATCTTGTCAAGCAATGCTTCAAATTCACTTGGTCTCATATAATCATTTAAGACTACACGATAAGCCGTGATGTATTCCATCAACGATTCGTCTTTGGTCTTTTCATATTCTTTATATAAGGTCATAAAAGTATGACTCAATGCATCGATGATGATTGAGTCATATTGGTCACGCGTGATTTCTACTGATATGTTAATCATGATTAAATCACAAAAATGAAAACAATGACACATATCACAATAACAACCCATGCCGCTTTATCAATGGGGTCATGTTCGATAGGGTCACTATATTCATTATGCCAACCATTGTGTCTTGATAATTGCCTGTGTGTTACGATTCTTTTCTTGGTCATGCTATTCTCCTTAATGGACTACGGTTGAATAAAAATTAATGGTAGGCAAAGGCACATCATCTTCGCCCGATGGTACTTTATCTAATGCTAACATAGCTAACACAGATAATACATTATCAGTAGGGTCACCTTTTGCAAACCCACCAATGTGCCAGTCGGTATTATCTTTTGGGTCAAGATTAGATTTCCAATCATAAATGGTAGCAATAGAGCCATCATCAAATTCAATGTACCATTCAGCTTTGACTTTATCGTCGCCGCTTGTGTCATACATTGGATTACCAAAAGCTTTTACCAATTGATCAAAGCTACAATCAATGGCTCCTCGTAATGAGGTTCCTGCTACATCAATACCTTTGGTATCGTTGTGTGTTTTATATTGCATATCTAATAACATTTGTTTCTCCTTTTGTGGTAGTTAAGAATTGCCTAATAATTGTCTCAAATTGCCAGGGCGGTGTCAAGCGAAATTTATATAAAAAAACCATACCGCTCAAGCCATACCGCTCAAGCCATACCGCTCAAGCCATACCGCTCAAGCCATACCGCTCAAGCCATACCGCTCAAGCCATACCGCTCAAGCCATACCGCTCAAGCCAT